ACAAACGACGGCTGTATCACCAACCATAGCGGGATCAAGACCACAAATAAAAGAAAAGCCGTTGACATCACGCGGATGGCCTGGGTTACCAGGAACCAAACGACCTGCTTTACGCATACCATCTATAGAACCTCGCACACATACTGGGTCAAAGATGGCATCATCTGAGATATCTTGTTGTTGATAGACCAAAGCCCAGGTGCTTGCATCCATAGCTTGGCGTTCGTTGTAAAGGTTGCGACCATTCCATCTAGGATAGAGGCCGTCTTCATCTTTATCAGATTCCATTTGACCATCAAAGGGGGCATCACTTGCTGGCCAGAGGGTTTCCCACTTGTCGGGGTCATTGTCTGTAGAAAGCAGAGCCGGCATTGCAAGGTAGGTCCAAGGCACTAGCCCACCTGGGTAGCGATCTTCTGAGCGTAGCTCCTTGTATAAATCTACTGCAGAGACTCGCGTACCAATAATAATCAATTTACCAGTAGGGTTCAAACGAGAGCGCACATCCTGGGTAAGCCATCTAATCTGCTTCTCAAACTCGTTGGCGTTCTTCAAGGTTACTGCGTCATCTACAATAATCATATCGGCACGCTTACCGTAGATCTGACCACCGATACCAACGGCTTCGATGTTCGGGTCCTTTTCAGATGACTCACGAAGCTCATCACCAAAGGTGACACGGGTAGCCTGCCACGAGGCTGACTTAGAGTTAAACCCTACGCCAGCAGCGTAAGCCTGTTGGAGTGCTTCATAATTTGGATGAGTCAGGCGTTGCTTGATGGCGTAGAGAAAGTCTGCAGCTAACTGCTGCGTCTGAGATACGATGAGTACTCTAAAGTTAGGGTTCTGACAAACCTGCCAAGTGACGTAATCAATGGTCACAGTCATAGACTTGGCGTGATTCGGCGGAATGTTAAGAAGGATTCTGTTATTAGCCAGACCCTTTTCAAACTTCATACTAGGATGTAGCCAGCCAGGTTCGCGGCCTTCTATTACATCTATCAGGTTCTGCTGGTGTGCAAAGGTGCGGGAGTGTAGGTACTTCTGGCGAAACTCTGGAAAGCTCAGGTCGTGTACATCAGATGCTGCAAAGGATTTATCCTTTAGACCAAGGCGCGTTCTATCAACCTTGTCTGTAAAAATCTTGTCAGTTCTGCGATAGTACTCGTAGGTCTTCATTGATTTGCCGGCCGAGGTACAGGCGGCTTCAATGGTCATACCTTCGGCTACACAGCCAAGGATGATTCTCTTGGCTATGTCTGCACTATTGTCAGCCATTGGACTCCTGCTTCATTAAGATTTCATAGGCAAGAATTGCCGCCGCGATTTGGCGACGATCTGCTAGCCGTTTTTCTTTAGATTTAAGAAGCTGTAAGCCTTGGTGTTCTTTGTAGTATTTCTTGCTGTACTCAAGTTTTTGTTCACGAGTTCTCATAGTAGTCCTCCACAGACTAGGCCGTAATCGGGCCGGAATCAGATTTCATTTATACTAGGTCGAACGATTTTCTACTAGTAAATAGATCTATCCCCACTAAAAATACTGGGCAGTTCGGGCTTAGCGCCCGAGGGAGCTACAGCGAACTGAGGGGTAAGACTTAACTCGGCCTAGGGGCCTCGCTAGAGGCCATACCGTATCTACTCAGGGCCTTTCCTATTAAAGCCCCTTACTATATATAAGGCAGGAAACGAACGTCAATTCTCGTTTTTAGAATGTGACTTGTATCACACATACTATAACCGCAGGTCAGAGCTATATTATGGGATCTCACTTTAGGAAATATATTTTGTTGGGGTATATATACCGCCCGTGCAAAAGATTAAGCATAGGGGGGTCTGCTCTGCCCTGTTTTACTGACCCCCACCCCCTGCCTCTGTCCTAAAGGGGGCGGATAGTGGGGCATAGTGGGGGCAAGCCTTGCGGGTTACTACTCTTCCGGCGCGGTAATCCCCCTAGACCTATTAACTATCTATTAAGCAACCAGAGACCAGACAAGGCCAACAGATCACCAACCAACCAGAGCCGAGGCCAGATACCAGAGCCGAACAGATCACCAGAGAACCAGAGACAAGGACACAGACCAGAGCAACAGACCACCAACAACCGTCCCAATTTCTGGCACTAAGTGACAGAGGAAAGGCCACCAACTACCACCGGAGGCAGACCCTAAACGCCTAGCCTTGAGGCCTTGCCTACTAGATCAACAGACCAGAACCAACCTAAACCAGAGCCAAAAGGCCTGCAGCCTTGTAGCTTTCGCATCGTTTATGGCCTAGAAATACCCTCCAAATGGGGGAGGCTCACCCCTTTTTCTGTTACCCTTATTCCTGTGGGCAACCGCTCACCATTTGAAAGGGTTAGAAATGACAACAGAAACAAAAGCTGCAAAAGTTGTTGGTTGTTTGGTGTGCGGATTTCGCACAGATGAAACAAAAGAAATGGAAAAGTTTTCTCTCAATGGTTGCCCAACCTGTGCGAAAGTAATTCGTTCCGTGTTTGTTGAGTGCCGAGAGTGGTTCGACAAAACCGGCGGGAACTCTTATTTCTCCGCCCGTGTTTGGGTTAATGGTAAGTGGGAAATCACTCTGCCGTTTCAATATGGTTATGAGGATCATTTCAAGAGTGTTGCGGTTCGTGCATTAGTTGAAAAAGGTTTCTTTCCTAAGGAATTAGAAACCCGCGCTTTATGGGTGATCGCCGAACAAATGCTTTTTGATTGCTACACATCTAAGGCGTACACAACTAAAAAAGAGATGTTTAAGGAGACAAACTAAATGCCTATTCCTGCCACCTGTTCACAGTTTGTTGCTCACCCTCATTTACTAGATCAACGCGGTTGTTACACCTGCCAAGCCTCGCAAGCCTCAGAGAGTCAAGGTACTAGCCAGATCGCCGAGGCACTTAACGCTCTCGGTATTCCTGCCGATGTTCACCAAACCGGAGGCTTTACGATGTGCGTATATATCAAAACCGGCGATGAGTCTTATATATATGCAAACGCGGAGGGATTTTCTTTCTATGCCGATGAAGAGTGCGAAGGGTTGCAAGAGTTCGATTTCCGCGAGGAAATGACACCAACAGAAAAGGCGCAAGAGATCGCCGACAAAATGAAAACGAACAACCTAACAGGACAGGAACTAGACAAATGAAACCAGAACAGGAAAAAGCACTAAACGAAATGATCTCTTTCATTAACTCGATTAAGCCTTTCACAGTTGGACAGATGAAACAGGCTTTAAGTGGCTTAGATGATGAAACTCAGATCATTTTCGGCATACCTGCCGGCACTAACACGCTTGCCGATTGGTTTAATGTCTCCCCCGATTACGAAAGACCTCACGAAATGTTTGAAGGTTTAACCTTCTTTCTAAGTGATAATTTCGATGCACGCCAGTTCTAACAGATCGAAACCCCTTCGGGGGTCTTGTCGTAAATCGGCAACTGACGAGATCAGAAAAGCGAAAGGGTTAAAGATGTTAAAAAGAACGCAAGAGATAAGCGGTACAAGCCTGCAAGGGTACACACACCCAACAACCCGCGCCCAAATAACCGCCGTTTTAGGTGAACCGGTTGTTTATGAGGGTGGAGATAAGGTAACAATCCAATGGGGAATCCGCCTCGGATCAACTGTTGCAACTGTCTACGATTGGAAACGAGGCGAGGCAGGAACACCCGCAAACGATGAAGAAATGGCCTACAACATAGGCGGAAACGATCAGAACGCGGTTCTTTTGGTTGATACCTTGATCAAACTAAGCCAAAAGTTGGCGAACTAATGACCTGCCCAATATGTAAAGGTTTATGGCGCTATCACAAGAATTGCAAACTATGCAAGAAAGGCCACAAAAAATGAAATGCACAGATTGCGGGATGAAAATAGACACATTTTGTGTGTTTCCGGAGGGCAGGTGTCTCAACTGTCACGCGTTAGAGTTTGACTCTAAACCAATGCCAACCGCGCAAGAAATCCGCCAAATGTGGGGGATCAAATGAGAAACCTAACCCCTCGCGGGTGGTTTGTTCTTGTTGTTCTTGCAGCTTTTGGGTTTTGGATTTTTTGGCAGGTCTCGGCTTGTCTCTGGTGGGTTGGTATTGGATCGCCCAATGCAGATTTTTTGGGGTGGTGTTGGGGTTCAATGTCTAGTTGTGTGAAAATCTAGAGGCGAACTATCGCCCACCGGTTAGGCCGGTGGGTGGTGGTCTGTTTCTAAATTAGAGGCAGAAAAGAGAGGCCGAGAGGTCTAACTACAAAAAAGGGAGAAAGTTATGAGTAAAGGATTGCAGCTACAAAATGCCGTGTTGGGGCATTTCCTAACACAATGGGACGAGGATCAAACCCTAGAAAGCATATTTTCGCCGCACAATGGAGAAACTATTGTATGGGATCAGTATATAGATTGGGATTTAACTAACCTTAAAGACCATATCAAGGCCTTGATTAAGAGCCTATTAGAACTAGAGGTAGCGTAATGGACACAATGGACATACTACGCGCCCTAAGTACGGAGGCGAGAGAGTGTGAGCTATGCGGATCTGGCAGCTGGCGCATACTACACGCGGGAGATGAGAGTAATTGCGAGTGTGAAGGAGAGTGCTTGCGCGTATGCGATAACCCGTTGCTAGAGGACGGGTGTGACGGAGTGGCAATTCTAATTGAGAGAAAGGGAAAGTAAATGAAAGAATATCAATTTGACATAACGCTAAGCATTACAGTAGAGGCAGAGGACGAGTTAGAGGCTAAGAGTAAGGCAATTAGTAGGTTTATTGATAAGTATGGGCAAGATGCCTATGAAAACGCTTTTGCTTTTGACTTATTCGATGTAAATGAATTGGAGGGCAAGTGATGAAAGATAAGTGGCTAGTAACACTAGAGATAGATACCTATGACGGCAACCCTAAAGATTGGGATTGGGAGAAGCTATCTACGGGATCAGATGTAATCAAGATAATCAGTAGCGACTTCAAGGGTCGAGTACATCCAATAAGCGAGGGGGAGAACTAATGGCAATTCCAGTATGGGGAACAGTGATCGGAGAGTGCGCTTGGTGCTTAGAGGCACCTGCCACGACATCATATAAGTCTGAAGACTCACAAGGAGATAAAGTCTCATATCAAGTATGCGCTAACTGCAAGGAGGAGAGATAATGAACGAAAAACGAGCAATAGAAATCGTAGAAAATACAGAACTTAGTACTGCTCAATGGACAGCATTGAAATGGTACTTCAAACAAAAAGAAAAAGAGACAAACAAATGAACGAAGAATACCTAACGGCTAAGGCAAACCTATGCCTTAATCAAGCTGAGATAGACCTGCAACAACAAGAGATAGCCAGAGCTATCAAGAACCTAGAGCGTGCTAATAGTGCGCTATCGCGCTTGTTCGGGCTAGAGGGAGAGGCAGATGAGTAATTATCTCAGAGAACAGATTGATCGCAAGAAAAGAGAGATAGAATTACAAAAGCAATCAAGCAACCTGTACACCATCCACCCAAAGAAGTCTCCACTTATCCTGCTCTATGAGGTAGTGGACGAGGAAGGGAGAGCTGAGTGGGGTGGCAACAACGCTGAACATTGTATGCAATGGCTAAGCCTCGCCCCTACCGGCTCTCGTGTGCTGGTATCTGGGTGGGAGAGCGATGAAGAGGATGCTCACCTAGTAGGTCAGAGCCTAGACATCACCGACATAGTACGGGCAGCTAGCCTATGACGGAGGATACTATTGAGTGCAGTAGATGTGAAGCTAAGACACCAGAGTCTGAGTTGATTAAAGTCCACGCTTGGTGGGTATGTGATATCTGTTATGACGATTTATGAGAGGGTAAAAGTATGAGCCTAGTATTAGGTCTAATAATAGTAATGCTGGTAGCCTATGTGCTTATAGTGTGGGAGGATAATCTCAATGATTGACGAGACCACCCGCCGTTTGGAGACGGCTCAAAGAAGAGCAGTACGAGATCGTAATTACAGACGAGCGAGAGACCGCGCATTAGTGCGCCTTGCTCATTTATATCCCGACACATACAAGCAGTTGCTTGAGATTGAGAAGGCATTTGATGAGCAAGAAGGTAAAAAGTGGATTGGTATTGACGGCCTTACTAACCTTAGTGTTGGTACTCATACCAGAGCAAACAACACACCCCCATTTGGAGATCCCGCAGATGCAGGCGAGGACGAAGGCAACTATGGAGGAGAAGCGTGAGAACAAGGCACTTATCATTAGTTACCTCAACGCACTCGGTTACAACGAACAACAGAGAAAGTGTGCTATCACCCTATGGACCCGTGAGAGTCGGCTTGACCACTTGGCAGACAACCCAAGATCAACAGCTTACGGAATTGCTCAACTCCTTAGAGAGAGAAGTAGCGAGCCTAGTATCCAAATCCTGCACGGTATTAGATACGTGCAACACCGTTACTCAGGAAGTTTCTGCCGCGCTCTCCAGCATAGCAACAGACGAGGCTGGTACTGATGAGTGAGATGACGGGCGTATCTTTATTTGCAGGTATAGGAGGCTTTGACCTTGCTATGCAGCGACAAGGCGTGAGAGTTGTAGCCTCTGTCGAGATAGATAAGAACTGCAACAAGGTATTGGCTCAGCACTTTCCCAATACAAAACAATTTAATGACATAACAGAGGTGAAAGGGAGTGACTTAATTGAAGCAGGATTTACACCAGATAGAGGAATTATTACAGGAGGATTTCCCTGCCAAGACCTCAGCGTTGCTGGCAAGAGGGCTGGTCTTGCTGGCGCAAGAAGCGGGTTATTCTGGGAAGCTGCAAGAATTGTGGAAGAAACGCAAAGCAACTGGTTCATCATCGAAAACGTCCCTGGCCTTCTTACCTCTAACTCAGGGGCAGACTTCGGTGTTGTCATCGGAACGATGGCAGACCTCGGGTATGGTGTTGCGTGGAGGGTGCTTGATGCTCAATACTTTGGAGTACCCCAGCGCAGGCGCAGAGTGTTCATCGTTGGTCAGCGTGATCCAGACTCAACAAGTGCAGGAGAAGTATTATTTAACTCACAAGGCAGCAGAGGGCGTTCTTCGCAGAAGCAATCGTCACAACAAGAAACTGCCGGACATACTGCAGAAAGCATTTGAAGATGTGGTTCGTCAAGGGCAGGAGAGCGCAGACCAATGAGGATTATGAAACGTGGATTGAAGGAGGAGTGTGTCCTACCTTGAACGCATTTGATAACACGGCTGAAACAAGAGCAACTGTTCTTATATTTGAAGCTACTCGTGTTGATGACACCCGCTTCTATGATAAGTATTCTCCAACTGTGGCTACATACTGGGGAACTGGTGGTGCTAGAGTTCCTTATGTTGTTAGACCGCAGATCCCAATACGCCGCCTAACACCAGTAGAGTGTGAAAGATTGCAGGGTTTCCCTGATGATTGGACGGCAGAGTGTTCGGACTCTACAAGGTATCGTCAAGTTGGTAATGCAGTTGCAGTGCCTGTAGTAGAGTGGCTCATACAAAACATAGTAGATATTGCTGAGGTTTCTTAACCCTTTTCCTCAGCTACTAAGAACCCTATCGCTAACCTTTCGGCGGTAGGGTTCTTGCTTTACCCACCAGTAGTATAGAAACCCTTACCCTTAAAGGTAATAGCGGGAGAGTCCCACACACGGCTCATAGTTTCGTGGCACTCAAAGCACATAGGAGTAGATGCCTCCTCGTGGATAGAACGCTCAACCGATATGGTTGCATTGCACTTGCCGCACTTGTAGTCATAGATCATAACTGCACTGCCTCCTCAATAGGTAGATAACCTACTAACTTCTCAACCTTTTCAGCTCTATCAAACTCTGTAGTAGCTGGCAGGTAATGCACATACCAGACCGGCTCTGCTAAATCCATTAAGTCAAAGGAGTAGATACCAAGCGGAGTAGAGTTAATGTAGTAGGGAACAAGGTCACGCTCTGCAGCTTGGGTGATGAGCTTGCGATACTTCATCTCTTCAATGAGCAAGGTGTCATAGTGCCTAGCCCTGCACTTTAACTCTATGTAGTGACCTGCTTGCCTAGAGATGCAGTCATAGGAATCATAGATGCCCTCAGACTTTACTAGGTCAGGGTATAAACCCTCGCGCAAGAAAGTAAATAGTAGTTCCTCGTTCATTGCCCATTAGCAATCCCGCTATGTCCATCCCAGCCTTGTCTTTTATGGATAGAACTATTCTTAGAGTGACGCTCAAGTAATGTCTCTAATTGTCTTTCAGTATCGGCTGAAATAGAAACGCCACAAATACATTTGAAGGTATATGTCATTGCCAGGGACTAACCCCGCCAAGATTATCCTGCAACCTACGAAGTGACTTATCACATCTGCGATCTGCAGTAGAGATAGCGCACTCTAGTACCTGTGCTATCTGTTGCAAGGTAAAGCCCTCGTGGTGGCGCATACGCAAGAGAGCCTGGTCATCTTGTTCTAGTTGAAGAAAGCCCTTCTTGATATCTATAAGGTTAGCCAGTAGGTTGCCACCTTCTGCCGGAGATGATGAACCTTTAGGTTGCCCGTCGTTAATCATCTCTTGTGCCTGCTCTAATACTGTGCCGTCTATGATAGATGCAATAACAAAGGGTAGTAGCTGACCAAGAGTTGCTGACTCATAGTAAGCCTCATCATTAGTCTGATAGCCAGACTTAGATGCCTTCTCCTTGCGTGCATAGCGCTCAGCTACACGTCTCATCTGCCACGCTATGCGTTGC